ATTAGAGGCTCTAAAGGGCTTAGAATTGCCTGGTGTAGAGGTTGCAGAATGGAACGGGCATAGACACGAAGAATTGCCCAAATCTGAAACGTGGTTGTATTTAGTGCAGTATATTGCGGGTTCAGAGGCCTGGGATTGCACTGAAACTAACGCCATTTTATTCTACTCTTTGACGTATTCTTTCAAGCACTGGGAACAATCCCATGGCAGAATTGACCGGATGAATTCTCCGTATATAGATCTCTGGTATTACGTGCTGAAATCAAAAAGTGTGGTAGATGCAGCGATTTTCCGTACTTTAAGAGCTAAAAAGAGCTTCAATGCGAATTATTTTGATCTCAAAGACCTCGAATTTTAAGCCCATTTTTATGGCCAAAAACGTTTCAAAAACTCTTTCTTGTACGGGCGACTTAATATATATATATTACGTAGACGTATATAGAGAGTTTTTTTGCAGGGTGTTTTCTTGGCAAAATTGGGCACGCCGCAAGGCCTGCGTGTTGCCCAAGAGCCGTTAAAAAGGATTGAATTATGCCTGAACGCTGGAAATCTATACCGACCTTTGAAAATTACAGTATCAGCGACTGGGGTAACGTGAGATCTGAGAGGTATGATAGGTACCTTAAATTGAGTCAAAATCAGAATGAAGTTGTTTATGTCGGGATTGTTCGAGATGGAATTCAGTATCATCGCTCCGTACCACTCTTGGTAGCCCGTGCATTCATTGAACAACCCTATCCTCAGTACGACACACCTATCAACGTAAATGGCGATCGATGGAATAATCATATCAGTAATCTTTTATGGCGCCCAAGATGGTTTACGATCAGATACCATCTGCAATTCAAGTTCCCATATGAGAATCCAATCATCGCGCCTATCGAAGATGTAAATACTGGCGAGATAAGTGAGAATTCATTTGATTGCGCCGTACGTTATGGCTTATTGGAAAAAGATGTTGTTCTGTCCATATTGAACCATACACATACATGGCCAACTTGGCAACAATTTCGTATTCTAGACATTTAGACATTACCTAGTGCGTTCTTCGCACGATATAATAGAAGGAGTAAGAGATTCCTTTTTATCTATTTTATCGGGAGGACTCATGTGACTGAAAATCAGTATCAAGCTGGGCTTATCAAACGGCTTGAGGCAAGGTTTCCTGGATGTGTGATTCTCAAGAACGATGCGGGTTTGATGCCAGGCATTCTGGATCTAACTGTTCTTTATCGTGATAGATGGGCATTGCTTGAAGTAAAGCGTTCTGCCGGTGCAGCTGTAAGACCTAATCAAGATTACTATGTTCAACAACTAGATGAGATGTCGTTTGCTGCTTACATCTATCCTGAGAATGAAGAGGAGGTATTGAATGCGCTTCAACAAGCATTTGAGCCTCCAAGGCGAACACGCGTTTCTAAGTCCAAGCCAGTATCATTGGGTGAACTATACGCCTAACCGTTTAGCTGAACGTTGGACTACAGCTCAAGCCGCTGCTTACGGTATAGCCCAACATGCTTACGCTCAAATGGAGATCGATGCCGGTCGGTTGTCAAATCACATTGGTACTCTAGGACAGTACATCAATGATTGCATTCATCACAAGATGACGACTGAACAAGTGTTGTACTATTCAGAGAACTGCTTTGGTACGGCAGATGCAATTTCATTCAGATACAACACTCTGCGTATCTTTGATTTGAAAACCGGGGTCATAGTTGGTTCAGTTCACCAGCTAGAGGTCTATGCGGCATTGTTCTGTCTCGAATATGACAAAGATCCATACAAGATCAATATTGAATTGCGTATTTATCAAGATAATGAGGTCGTGATCTTCGATGCTGATCCAGACGACATAGCTTTCATCATGGATAAGATTCAAGAGTTCGACACCCAGATCAACCAACTAAGGCTAGAGGAGGAGTCGTGATAATTTCAGAAGATGAATACATCAAACATTACGGCACTCCAAGGCATTCTGGTCGTTACCCTTGGGGATCTGGTAATCAAGGTAATCCTTCAGCTACTCGTAATCGAAGCTTTCTTGATGCTGCAGAGATGATGCGAAAGCAGGGAATGTCTGACACTGAGATTGCTCGTGGCATGGGGCTCACGACAACTCAGTATCGGGCAAGACGAACGATTGCTCGTGCCGAAAAATTGCAATCTCAAGTTAATCAAGCTCAAGCCTTGGCTGACAAGGGCTATTCCAATGTTGCTATCGGTAAGCAGATGAGTCTTAACGAATCATCTGTTCGTGCTTTACTCAAGTCTGGCGCAACTGATAGAGCTGATGTTCTTCATGCTACTTCTGACATGCTGAAGAAGCAAGTCGATGATAAGAAGTACATCGATGTTGGGGCTCAGGTTCAGCGAGATCTCCCATTGTCCGGAGATCCAAATGTGTCAATTGGTATCAGTCGAGATAAATTCAATACTGCTGTGGCCATGCTCAAAGAAGAAGGCTACACAATCCATTATGTCAAGATACCACAAGTTGGCTCACCTGGCAATTTTACAACTATGAAGGTTTTGGCTAAACCTGGTACACCTTACTCTGAAGTTTACCAGAATCGTAGTCAAATCAAGCAGATCAAAGATACTTACTCAGAAGACGGTGGCCGAACTTATCTCGGAATTCAACCCCCCATCAATGTAAAGTCTAGTCGCGTTGGGGTTAACTATGCTGAAGATGGTGGTGCTTCTGCAGATGGTGTCATCTATGTTCGTCCTGGTGTGAAAGATCTTAATCTCGGTAAAGCCAGCTACGCTCAAGTTCGTATCGCTGTTGATGGTACGCATTATCTTAAAGGTATGGCTGTCTATAAAGAAGGCCTGCCTAAGGGCACCGATCTTGTGTTCAATACGAATAAAAGCAACACAGGACGCAAGAAAGATGCAATGAAGGAGATGGAGTCGGATCCTGACAATCCGTTTGGTGCACAGATCAGTCGCCAAATTCATGACTCCAAGGGCAAAGTAGAATCTGCAATGAACATCATCAATGAAGAAGGTGATTGGAACACCTGGTCCAAGAATCTTCCTTCGCAGATGTTATCGAAGCAAGATCCAAGGTTGGCAAAGTCTCAACTTGATATGACGTATGAACGTCGTTTGGGTGAGTATAATAGTATTAAGAATCTGACAAACCCAACTGTTCGTAGGAAATTGCTTGATACGTTTGCTGATGAAACAGATTCTGCTTCTGTGCATCTCAAGGCCGCAGCATTGCCTGGCCAAGCGACAAAGGTGCTTCTACCTGTTACATCTATGAAGACTCACGAAGTCTATGCGCCATCTTTGGCTAATGGAACTCGTGTTGCTTTGGTTCGCTTTCCTCATGGTGGAACGTTTGAAATACCACAGCTTACGGTAAACAATCGTAACAAGGAAGCGCAGAAACTTGTAGGCACACACGCCATTGATGCTATTGGGATTCATCACAGTGTTGCTCAGCATTTGTCAGGTGCTGACTTCGATGGCGATTATGTTCTGATGATTCCCAATAACAAGAAAACAGTTAAGTCTACGCCTGCGCTTGAAGGATTGAAAGGATTTGATCCTAAACATTCGTATCCGCCATACGAAGGTATGCGAACTATTGATGGCGGGATCTATAAGAAGGGCAAAGTTGATTATGAAGGGCGATCTCCGAACGCTTCTCGTAAACAGCAAGAGATGGGAAGTGTTTCAAACCTGATTACCGACATGACCATTCATGGTGCCAAGCCTGACGAAATTGCTCGTGCAGTTAGGCATTCAATGGTTGTTATCGATGCTGAGAAACACAATCTTGATTTCAAGGCGTCTGAACGAAACAACGGCATTGCTCAGTTGAAAGAGAAGTATCAAGGCGGTAAGAAGGCTGGAGCTTCTACTTTAATTTCAAAAGCGGGCGCAGCTTATTACATTGACAAAAGGAAACCTCGACCCGCTTCTCAAGGCGGCCCTATTGACAAGGCTACTGGAAAGAAAGTCTTTGTACCATCAGGAGACCTAGTTCCAGAAAGAAAGCTTAGAACAAACCCCGCCACTGGAAAAAAAGAGTATGTTCGCACAGGTAACATGGTTCCGAGAAAAG